GTTTTAAGGTAGTAGTGAAATATCTACTACCTTTATTATTAATCATTATCATTAATTAAACATTAAACAACTATGTCTAAATTATATTTCTTTACATCTTCAGTTAAAAATGATGAAGTTACTCGTTTAACTATTCTAACTGATAGTCCTAAAAGAGCTTTAGGATATGCTATTATGCAGTTTACAAAGCATAAATGTAAAGGTACTCCTGTTAGACTTGCTATATAAAGATAGTATAAGTCATAATGATTGTTAAATAAGTGGCGTTATTGCTCCCCCGTAAAAGAAATGTGTTACTTTTGCTACAAGTAAAACGAATGATATAATTGACATCTTTGTAGTAGTGATACTACGCTTGACGTTCATAATAATGATGATTGTGTTGGACTTCGTACTTATAAATGTTTTTATTTAAATGGCATACTAAAAGGTTTTAATTATTTTGGGAATTAGTTTGTATTCAGATAACATCAAGATGTTAGTTTATATCTTCGTTTTACTTTTAACAAATTAATTATAATAATACTTATGGGAGATATTGATGATATTTATGCAAGTTGTAGTGTAGAAATTGACGGTTATTGTCTTAATAATGATGTTGATGACTATGATCTTTATGGTGAAAAGATGATAGGAGATGATGATTCTGATAACGAATCTGATATTCTATTTGAATAAAATAATATTGATGTTATTCTAAATACAATTAATAATATGAACAGAGAAAGTAAAATTAAAGCTCGTAGAACTAAGCTTAGTAAATGTTCTAAAGAAGAACTTATTAACAAAATTATCTTTAATGATAAGAAAGCTGCTAAACTTGTTGCTAAGAATACAAATCTTATTGATTTTGCAGGTAAGCTTGAAAGTAAGCTGTATGATGCTAACAAACAGCATACAGATGAAATGGAATATATGCGGTTAAAGACAGACAAGTTAATAAAGAAGAATCGTAGATTAGAAACTATCTTAACTTGTATGTCGGTAGTATTACTCGTTGTAAGTACCGTATTAGCATTAATAGCTTTATAATATTCATTATCGTTATAATGTTTATAATTAAATTTTAGTTATGAATCTAAACCCTCTTGGTTACTATAACTGAGAGGGTTTTTAATATTATAAAAATATTATGATTATTAAACGTATTGCAAGTAATGGTGGAATTTACTTTGATGTTGATACTGAACAACAAAAGAAGTTAAGACCAATGTTACGTCTGATATTTAGGATTACTATTGATAGTTGTCATACTTGTGGATGTCGTACAGATAAGATTGTATTTAATGCCACAATATCTGAAATGCAATGTACTGATTGTTTTAAAGATTGGACTAAACATTATATTCTTTCTGAAGAAGATTATAAGCGTCAAGCTTATAATGCTGATGGTGCTAATATGTTATTAAGTGAAGAATAGAACTTATGAATATTCCAGATGATGTACTTAGTACTATGACTGATGATGAAGTTCGTAGTTATCTTGATGATGAAGCTGCTGATATGTGGCTTTCGTCAGTTAAGTGCAGGGATATGGACTTTGTGTAATTGCCGTGTATAGGGTATATTTTTAGTCTGTTGACTTGAATGTATAAAGATGATAAATTAATCATCTGTTATAAATAAATGTCTTATAAACAAAAATAAAATATTGTAGAAATTTATGATTATTATTATAGATGTAAAAGATAATACACATATTAGAATACCTAATCTTGAGTATTTACCTCGTAAAGGTGATATTGTAGAATATGAAGATGATAATACAGCTATTTCTGGTGTTGTTATATCGGTAATACACTCAATTTATAAATCTACAAATGATATACTTTATAAACCTATAATTATTAAAGTATATTAATTACATAGGATAGAGATAGTAAAGATTTTAATCTTAGGCTATATGTTTTCGATAACACTCTATCTACTATTAAGGATAATCCTCATTTATATTATTTATTAACTATTTAAAATTGTTGTAAAATGGCAAAACGTAGCTATGATGAAAACAAGTGTTTACAAAACATTAGTCAAGTAACCCAAATTGATTATGCAAATAAGATTATTGCTGCTAATCCAGATGTATGTATTGGCATTCGTCGTTTAGGTAAAATTGATTATCTTGTAAATTATTGCGGTTGGTTTTTTGTTTGGACTAAAAAAGCTCGTGCTGGACGTAATTCTGCTTCTAATACTGAAGCTCGTACTTCTGCAAGAGAAGCCAAGAAAGAGAAGAAACAGCCTAAGTTAAAGAACAAAAACAGTAAGTAAGTATGACTGATGGTTTTAAAATAACTATTAAACCTGTTAAAGTTCATAAGACTGTTAAACAAAAGACTTATACTAAGATTAGTCGTAAGACTGTTGGTAAAGTTGAAATAGAAGATGGTGAGTTTATTGTAAGAGTTTCTGTTTTTGAGGTTCAAAAGAATCTTGAAAAAAGTGCTTTTCCTCCACAACTTGTTCTTCCTTTTACTGATAAGTCTTTTGAGCTTAAAGGTAGAGAAAAAGTATTTTCTCATACTAAAGGTAAACATGGATATACTTGTTATATTCGTAATAAGGATAAAGCTAATAGATTTCCAGGTCTTCCAGAACAATATACAACTGTTTGTCCTAATTGGATTTGTAGTGGATATGTTGTTAGGATTAAAGGAAAGCTTTATTTTGATTTAGGTGAAGCTATTGCTCCTGAAAGTACAATTCTTGACCAAGTAACTTTTGATGAAGATTAAATTAAATGGATATTACAATAAGTAAAGCTAATGGTAAAGATGCAGTTAGTACTTTAGGTTTAACTGATGACCAAAGAAATGCCTATAATGCACTTATTGAATTTATCAATTCAAAGTTTAATCCTAATGATTTTAAAAGAGCTTTAAGTGGTCCTGCTGGTACTGGTAAGACTTATTTGCTTAAAGCTCTTATTAAGAATTGCGGCATAAGTTATAGTCTTATTGGGTGTTCTGCACCTACACATAAGGCTTGCCGCGTTCTTAATGAAAGTATTAGAATGGGGTCTGTTAATATTAACACACTTCAGTCTGATTTAGGTCTTAAAATTAACTTTGATGTAGAAAAGTTCGATATTAACAATCCTCCTTTTGATCCGAAAGGTCGAATTAAGATTGATAATTATAGGCTATATATAGTTGATGAGGCTTCTATGATTCCTCGTGGACTATGTATTTTTCTTGAAAAGATTTGTAAAAGTAAAGGTTGTAAACTTATTTATGTTGGTGATAATAGTCAATTAAGTCCTGTGAATGAAACTCATAGTGCTGCTTTTAAAGGAATTGAATTGTTTAATCTTACTCAAATTGTAAGACAAGAAGAAGATAATCCTATTAGACATCTTCTTGATTTACTTCGATATGATATTAAACATAAGACTTTTAATTTTCTTAATTATATCACTAATAATCGTTGTGCTTTTGATGTTAATAACATTAAAGGTTATAAAGTTTGCAATCCTGCTGAATTTGATCAAATTGTCTATAATAATTTCAATGATGAACAAATTACTTCTAATGTAGATTTTGCTAAAATTGTTGCTTATACTAACAATTGTGTATCTGCTTGGAATAAAGTTGTTCGTGCAGGAATTATTAGTGATGCTGAAAAATCAGTTATTACTAAAAATGATTTGATTATCTCTTATGTGACACTCGTTGATAAGTTTAACGATTGTATTATTAAGAATTCTGAAGAGTATATTCTTAAAGATGTTGTAAACTATACTCACCCTAAATATGGTCTTAAAGGTTTTATGGTACGTTTTATTGCTATTCATGGTGGTAAAATATCAAGTCCTTTATTTATAATTGATCATAAGGATAAAGCTTCTATTATGCAATATATTGAGATTAGTAAAAATCTTATTCATAATGCTAAAGTTGCTCGTGCTGTTACTCGTTCTCAACGTTGGAGAGAATATTTTGAGTTCAAAGAAAGTTGTCTACTACTTACAAATATACTTGATAATACAGGTAAAATAATGTTTAGTAGAGATTTAGATTATGGGTTTAGTGTAACTGCTCATAAATCTCAAGGTTCTACTTATGACACTGTTCTTGTAGATGTTAATGATATTGTTTACGATAAATATGGTCACCCATATACTAATGCTGAAGATATTAATCGTAGACTTTATGTTGCTTGTAGTAGATGTAAAAATAAACTTTATATGAAGTTTGGAAAATAATTAATGTAATTAAACTAAATTGTAAAAATATGAATATTTCTTATAATGCTAATTCTCGTAATAGACGTAAAGTTCTTAACGGTTTTAAAGGCGAAGGTACACCAAGTGGTTGGACTAAAACTTCTCCTTATGGTACTGTAATTCATGAAAAGACTCTTGCAGATAGAAACCATCTTCGTAGAGTTAAGAACTATAGAGATAGGAATTTTAGTGGTAAACATGCAGGTAGCAAAAGAACTCTTAGAAGTTATTAATTATTAGTTCTTCGTATTTGTATTGATTTAATGAAATACAATCCGTGTGAAGAATGTCCTCTAAGATTGTTTAATAGTAAGTGTCATAATCTACAAGGAGTTGGTAATCCTTTTATGGGAAAACTTATTATACTTCCTAATGTAGATTATGATGCTTATAAACATAGAGATATGAGTTTTAGTAAACAAGTAGAGGTGTTAATGCAACACATTTCCTTTACGGGGGAGTTAACAGACACCTACATTGTTCCTTTAATTCGTTGTAATGAAAGTCTTGGTTGTGATATAAATGATGATATTATTCGTAATTGTCAATATTATCTTGCAAAAGATTTTAAGACTTATGATTTCAAACATATTATGCTATGTGGTAGTGCTGTTGATAGATTCCTACATAGTTCAATACATAGTTTGATAAATAGTATTGTTATTTCAAGTAATAATCGAAAATATTATTCTAATTATAGTCCTCTTATTAAATATGTAGATGAAAGTAAGTTTAAAACTTTTGTTTCTAAAGTTGATGATTTTCTTTATTCTGCAAGTAATAATGATTATAGTAAGTATAATATTGTTAATCTCTAATTAAACATGTTATGATAATTAGTAAAGCTATGGACGTTGAGATATTTCCTAATCTATTTAGTGTAACTTTTATAGATTTAGCTGATTATCTTAATGTTTTTAAAGATTGTGTTAATGATAAAGGAAAACCTATTGCTTTAACTGAAATTCTTAGTGTTAAAGAAATTAAACGTAGACTTGATACTATTAAGTCTGATGTATTTTATATTTCTGATACTGATGATGAGCAACTTCTTGAATTAGTTGCTTATATTAATAGAATGGAAGCTCATTATGTTACTAAAACAAGTGATGAGGGTGAAATTTATCAAATTCCAGTCAGAACTGATTTATTTGGTTTTAATAATCAAGGTTATGATGACCTTATGATTGCTGGTTTTATGATGCAATTTAATCGTCATGATACTACTAAACAACTTATTAAGTGGCTTTATGAACTTAGTAAGAAAATTATTAGTATGCAAGATGATAAAGACGCTTTTTATGCTGATAAGACTATAGAACTTATTAGAAAGTATCGTTTACCTTATGCTACTGTTGATTTACAAAGAGTTTATGGATTGAACTCAGCAGGTGTTGTAGTTGATAAAGATACAGGAGAACGTGTTAAGTACGGTAAAAGTCTTAAGCAAACTTCTATTAATCTTAAATGGCATGAACTTCTTGATTTTAAACTACCTCCTATAGATAGTGAAGAATATCATCTTTATTGGAGTAAACAAGACCATTATAGAGGTATTGAACTAAGTAAACTTAATATACTGATTTCTAACGATTTTGATAGATATGTTCTACCAAAATATGTAAAGCCTATGCTTTATTATAATAAGAATGATGTATTTGTTTGTTGTGAAATGGTACGCCAAGTACCTAATGAAGTAAAACTTCGTTATAGTATTACAAATGCTTTTAATGTAAACGTTTTATGTAGTTCTCGTGCTAATATTGCAGATAAACTTGTAGTTTATTTTTATAGTAAGATGTCAGGTCTTCATAAAGATAAATTTATAAAAGGTCGTACTGAACGTACTCGATTAAGTTTTAATAAGATTATTTTTCCTCATATTCAGTTTAAGACTAAACAGCTTCAAGATGTGCTAACTGAAATGAAGAAGATTAGTATTTATCGTACTAATAAAGATAGTTTTAATAAGACTATTGAGTTTTATGGTACTATTTATAATCTTGCAACTGGTGGTATACATAGTCAAGACCCTCCTCGAATACTTAGGTCTAAAGAAGGTGCTTATACTTATGTACATTGGGATTATACTTCATATTATCCAAGTATTATGATTAGTTATGGAATTTATCCTAAACATCTTAATGCTAAAGTATTTAATCAATTAGTATCTTTTCTTAAAGATACACGTGTTAAGTGTAAACATGCTAAACCTGATGACCCTTGTGTTATTGAGGGAGTGCCTAATAAAACAGCTGCAGAAGCTCTTAAGATTGTTATTA